AAGGAAAACACCTTTAAGGCCAGAAAATTCAGGGTAGCCGTAGAGGTGGCAAGCTGTGCCGGCGCTGGCGGCGAGACCATCAAGGTCACCGGCAACCTGAACAACGTGGGAACCTTTGTAGACGGTGAATTTAACACCACTACAAAAACCTTCACCGAAGCAGGCGCCGCTGAATCCGTGTGATAAGAAGGAGGACACAGCCGATGTTTACCGTAAACGGAAAAGAGCTGGACTATGATATCTTTGACGCTGATAAGGCGGATTTCATTCAAAGAGTGATGGAAGAAACCTTTCAAAAAATCGCTTCCATTGACGCAAATTCTCCGGAAAACACCTGGGCGGGTTTTGTAAGGGAAAATTGTGAAGCTGTGGCCGCTGCGTTTGACAGGCTTTGGGGTGCGGGAACCGCGGTCAAAATTTTTGACGGCGTGGTGAATCTAAAAGTCGCAATGAACGCGTTTCAGGAGTTGGTGGACGGTATTAACGCGGAAAAGGCTGAGCTTGAAACTATGGCGAAAGCTGTCACGGCTAAGTATTCCGGAAACCGCGCCCAGCGCCGGGCAAAGAAATGAATATCCTGACAGACCCGGCTCCCAAAACGGTAACCATCGGCGGCGCGGAGGTTCCGATTAATTCGGATTTTCGCGCCTCTGTCCGTTTTGAAATGATGATGGAGGATTCCTCCCTTTCCGAGCTGGACAAAACAGTAAAAGCCCTGAGCCTTTATTATGACACGGGCGATTTAAAAAACAGCTTTAAGCCGCCGGCACCTATAGAAGAAGCCATTGACAAAATGCTGTGGTTCTATCGGGCCGGAAAGGAAGAAAACTGCGCTGTAAGCGCCGGGAAGGGGGCGCAGATTTATTCCTATTCCTATGACGACGAATACATTTTTGCGGCCTTTCTGGAGCAGTACGGCGTAGATTTGCAGGATATTCCTTATCTTCACTGGTGGAAATTCAAAGCCATGTTCCTGGGGCTGAAATCAGATTCCAGGATTGTGGAAATCATGGGTTACCGAAGCATTGACATCACATCGAAAATGAGCAATGAGCAAAAGCAGTTTTACCGGAAAATGAAAAAGCAGTTTGCGATTCCTCTCCCCCAGCCTGAGCGGGAAAAGCTGAACGCTATCGAGCAGGCCCTTTTAAACGGCGGCGACGTGAGCAAGGTGCTCTAATCCTTTTTCTTGACAGGGTTGTGTAATGAATACACATCGTGCTATAATCTAGGAAAAAGGAGGAAGATGCAATGAAAAGGGTACTTTGTGGGGCTTTGGCGGTTATCCTTGCCATCGGGTGTTTGACCGGGTGTCAAGAAGGAAATGATCTAAATTCTACGAATGAATCATCGCAGGCCGTATCATCTAAACCTAATCCGGCGGACAAAAAGGAAAGTATAGATACCTCTTCTAGGAAAAACTCTTCTTCCGCTTCAAAAAAATCTTCGTCACCGGATAACGTTCATCAGGATCCTGTTGCAGAAAGCCAGATATCCGACATCCAGAAACCTGAAAAACCTACGCAAAATAATTCCACCTCTTCTGTGGCTGTGTCCCCTCCTGCGGAATCCTCGTCTAGCAAACCTGTACAGCCTCCGGCCACTTCAAGTTCAATTTCTCCGGCCACACCGGAACCAACCGGAGAAACTGCTGGGCAGAAAAACGCAATAGAGAAAGCAAAAGCTTACTTGAATGTCATGTGTTTCTCTTATCAAGGTCTGGTTTCCCAACTGGAATTTGAAGGATTTACCCATGAGGAAGCCGTGTATGGAGTGGACAGATGCGGTGCTGATTGGAACCAGCAAGCCTTAGGGAAAGCAAATTCATATTTAAGTGTTTCTGCTTTTTCTCGCCAAGGATTGGTTGATCAGTTGATTTTTGATCAATTCACACCAGATCAGGCGTCTTTTGGTGTCGGTCAGTGCGGTGCTGACTGGAACTATCAGGCTTCAAAAAAGGCTGCTCAGTATTTGGAGCTTATGGCTTTTTCTCGGGAACAGCTTATTGCTCAATTGGAATTTGACAAATTTACTCACGAACAAGCGGTTTATGGAGCTGAATCCAATGGATTATAGCTTCTGAAATAAAGCATCTGCTATTACGCAGGTGCTTTTCTTATGCCTAAAATCAGGTGGTGACCATATTGGAAAAGTAAAATGCCCCTATTGTGGGTATGGAATGCCTTTGCGGTTAAGCCAGACGGCTGACTGTAAGGGTATTTTTATTAAATGCAAGGGAAAGAACTGCAAACAGATATTTGAAATAAAAGTAAAAAATGGAAGGCAGGTCAAGTAGTGCCATTATGAGCCGATGACCTCACAGGAAAGGGTGAGATTATGGCTTACGATGGCTCTTTAAAATTTGATACCAGGGTTGACAGCTCCGGTTTTAAGTCTGGAATTGAAAAGCTGGGGAGCATTGCGAAAACCGGGCTGAAAGTAACAGCCACCGCGATTGGAGCGGTAAGCGGTGCGTTTGGCGCCGCTGTTCTTTCCGGCGTTAAGTACAATTCCCAAATGGAACAATATATTACTTCCTTTGGTACGATGCTTGGCAGCGCGGAAGAAGCCACAAAGCTGGTTAACAATCTGAAAGAAATGGGGGCCAAAACCCCATTTGAAACCTCAGATTTGGCAAAAGCTTCTCAAACCCTTTTAGCTTTTGGAACCTCTGCGGAAGATCTTCTCCCCACCCTTCAAATGCTCGGGGACGTATCTCAGGGGAATAAAGAGCGGTTTGACAGCTTAACCCTGGCGTTTGCCCAGGTTGGAAGCGCCGGCAAGCTGTCCGGGCAGGATTTACTGCAGTTTGTCAACGCGGGCTTCAATCCTTTAAATGAGATCAGCAAAATGACCGGCGAGAGCATGGCGGAGTTAAAAGAACGCATGTCCGCCGGCGGGGTATCAGCGGAGGAAGTTGCGGAAGCCTTCAAGCATGCTACCAGCGAGGGCGGCCAGTTTTACCAGGCAATGGAGGCACAGAGCCAAACCTTTAACGGGCAGATGTCCACGCTGAAGGATAACGCTATGTCCTTTATCGGAGAACTAACCCAGGGCGTTACCAACACCTTAAAGGATTCGGTTCTTCCCACGGTCAATGGCTGGCTGGAGGAGCTGCAAAGCGCCTTTACAAGCAACGGTGTAGAGGGCGTTGTTACGGCTTTTGGCTCTATTCTGGCTGACGCCTGCACCAAGCTTGCGCAAGCGGCGCCGGGCGTTGTTGATCTGGCTGTAGGATTTATCCAGTCGTTTATAAAAGGGATTGGAGATAACGCGCCCCAGCTGATCCAAGCAGCAAAACAAATTGTCGGCGCTTTAGTGGACGGCCTGATAAAGCTCTTACCCAGCGAGATCCAAAAGCCGGTAAAAGAAACCGTAAATATTTTAAAGCGTTCCTTTGAAAGCGGCGGACTGCGGAACGCCATTAACACAGTATCTAATATTTTGAAGGATCTGGGGAAAGTGGTAACCAATCTCGCAAAAACGATACTTCCTCCCCTGGCGAAAGCCGTTGATTTTCTTGGCAAAAATATAAAAATCATCTTGCCTCTTGTCACTTCAGCTGTTGCGGGTATAAAGGCGTTCAGTATCGCAAAAACGGCGGCCACCGCAATTAACAGTTTGAAAGCTTCGTTTCAAACAGCGGCTTTACAGTTATCGCTCTTTATTGCTCAGGAAGGCGCCGCCGCTGTGGCCACTTCTGCATCTGCCGCGGCTTTAACCGCAAAAGAGGTTGTTGTGGGCACTTTAACCGGAAAAATCAACCTTGTTACAGCCGCCCAATGGCTCTGGAACACCGCTATGAACGCCAATCCTATCGGGGTGGCAATCGGACTTGTAGCCGCCCTAGCCGCCGGAATCGGACTTTTATGCGTCGCGTTAAGTAATGGCACAGAGGACACCGATCTTTTGGCAGAAGCTAACGAGCGCATGGCAGAATCTATCGGACATATTGCGGACGGCATCGAACAGTGGAACGAAAAGGTTGATAATGCCAAAAGCTCTATGGAAGGCTTTAATGATTCTATCCTAATGTCTCAGGAGGAACAGCAAAATCTAACCGATGAAATGGACGCTGTCCAAACTGAAATATCTGAAATAGCTCGTCTTGCTTCTGAAGAGAGACGAGAATTAACCGATAGCGAAATCCAAAGACTTGATGAACTGTTTCAGAAAATGAGGGATATGTCTCAGCAGGAGTTAGATTTTTATAAAGCTAGACAAGATGTGGTATTAGATCAAGCTAAAGCGTTATCAGAAGCATCAAATTTAACCGCAGAAGAATACGAGGATATGTCCGCCAGAATTATCAAGGCAGCCAGCGAAGAAACAGAAGCGGTAAAGGAAAAGGCTTATGAGCAATACTCCAATCAAGTTGCACTGAACAAGTCGTTGCTCGGTCAGAAAGAAGAATACACCGAGGAATGGTTAGAACAGGCAAATGCAGCCGCCTTGGCTGATTATCAAATTGCCGTGGATAATGCTGAACAAAAATACGCCGATATTTTAGGGATTGAGGCAGAAGGATATTCACAGCGTTCCGAATTTTATCAAGATTTTGTAGATCGAAATAAAGAGTTAAAAGGACAAATAGAAGAAGAGGAGCAACGCCATAACAACAGGATCAAAGAACTGAACGATGAGATTCTTGCTATAGAAAAAGATGAGTCTTTATCCTACGATCAAATGACTTATTTTAGAAGTCTAAAGCAAGATGAAATTGAACAGGCAACAGAGGACCATAATGCAAGATTAGCCGAAATAGAAAGAAGTTACTTGGAGGGTTTTGATGAAGCCACATTAAAACAGGCCGGCGGCTGGCTGCAAAGGATTATAGATACTAAAGCCGCTGGCGAAGACCTCACGGAAGAACAAGAGGAACTTGCCAGAAATCTGATTCTTGCCTTAGACAGCCTGCCTGACGATATGAACGAAAAAGGCAAGGAAGCCCTAGACGCTTTAGGAATCGGCTTAGACGACCAAGGAAACGTAATTTTTACAAAGGGTGAACGGCTGGGTGAAATTGTTCTGGAAGGCGAGGAATCCGCAGACCCAGAAGGCGAAAACTCCTATTCTAATGGAAAGAACAGCGCTGACGGTTTTGTTGGCGGTGTGGAATCTGGGTTTCAGGCCGCTTTCACGGCTGGCTACAATATCGCCAAGCAGGCAATGGCTGGTCAGCAAACGGCACAGGACAGCCATTCCCCAGCCAAAGAAACCATTAAGCTGGGCAAAGATAACGCCGAAGGCTATGCGCTCGGTATTGAAAAGAACGCCAAGGAAGCCGCGGCAGCGGCGAAAGACATGGTCACCGACACAATAGGCGCAATTTCCGATCAATCGGGTAAGTATTCTTTCCTAGATAAATTTGGCCTTTCGAAACTGGACGTATCGGGAATGGTTCAGAAAATGAAAGCCGCTGTCGCTACGGAATCCTACAGAATGTCCGCTTCCCTTTCCGCGTCCGGTAATTACGCGGCGCTTCGGGATTCAAGCTATAACAGCGGAACGGATTCCGCCGCGCCCCAAGGAAAGTATGTGGCTGAAATCCATGTGGACCTAGAGGGCCGTGAGGTTGCCAGAGCCACCGCCCCGTTTATGGGAGAACAGCTTGCATGGGAGGGATAACATTGTACATTAACCACATTCCCCTCAGTCAATTCGGCGGGAAGCTGAGGGCAAATTATACTGTTTCCGGCTCTGCCGTAACCGCCGATTATTACAAGCCTCGGGACGGAAACGCCTTTATTTCCTTAGGGAGCAGGATCGGGCTAAAAACTATCACGCTCCCTTTTGATTTATACGGCAGTTCCCCGCGGGAAACCAAAAGAAACCTTTCGGCTCTTGACGCTTTATGTCTCAGCGGCAAGGTAGAGCTTTATCTTCCCGATGGGTTTTATTACACCTCTATTCTCCAATCTATCGGCGTGCCCCAGCAGATTACGCCGTCTATTCTGTCCTGCTCTTATGTCTTTCTGGGGATTCAGCACGACAAAATGGTCAAAGCTGTTTCAAACGGCAGCCTTCAGGCTCAGGGCACGCTGCCAAAGATGGATTGTATCCTTTCCGCTTCTCCGTCTGCTGATGCTGAAAAATATGTGGTAGATGGGATCACCTTTACCAATGTTCACCAAGGCGATCAGATTGTTATTGACGGTATCACAAAGCGGATCCTGATCAATGGAGGCCCGGCGGCCCAGCGGTGCGATATCATTGACTTTCCATATCTGGTCCCGGGCGATAATACCATTTCATGTATTGACCCGGTCACCGTCCAATACTATCCATCTTATGTGTAAGGAGCAGCCTATGCTTACTATTTCAAACAACGGGGAGCAAATCCCTTTGAACTTTGACGACTATTATATCCAAGAGATATACGGCGGCAAGGACGCTGCGGGATTCACTCTCCCTTTGGATCACCCCGACTATCAATATCTTTTTGAGGAAACCCCTCTGATCGACACAGAAACAAAACAAAGATATCTTATCAAGGCGATCGACGAGGGACAAACCACGGTAAACATTAAGGCCGAGCTTGACCTTGACGAGCTCTCAAGGGATATGTTCCTGAATTACACAAACGGCAGCGATACTGTGGTTAACACCATATCCAAGGCGCTGCCAGACGGCTGGGCCGTCCAGGATCACGCCTATTTTAATCAGCGCCGTACGATCGAACTGGAAGCTGCTACTCCATTAGACGTTATCGACGCCTGCCCGGATATCTACAATGTAGTGTTCCATTTTGACAATAATGCCCGTGTGATTCATATCTACAATCCGGACAGCGAGGAAATTTCCGGGGTATTCCTCACTGACGAGCTGAATTTGAAAAGCGTTAACTTCAAG